TTTTACCGTCTGCTTTATAACCTTTGCTTTTTGGGTCGTATCTATATTGCTTACCGTTAACGGTTACAAGTTTTCTAAGGTTATTGATTTGTCCGACTATTTCACGGAACATATCCAACCCTGATGGGTTTTGTGCCATGGTTAATTAATATGTTGAAGAATGATCATTTCTCTTAGAGGTCGATGTCCAAATGTCTGACGCATCCATCTCTGCCAATGACTGCTACCTTTCCCTTGATTACAAGCTCTGCACGCGGGAACAAGATTGCTTGTAAGATCTTCTCCGCCTTCTGTTTTAGGTTTGACATGGTCAAGTGTAAGTTCGTGTAATTCATGTTTTCTACCGCAATAAACGCATGTACAATCGAAGTGCTCTTTAATGGCTCGACGCCAGAGTCGTTTCCCTTCAGAACTTGTCATGGTTATTAGGTTGTATAAGTAGTGTTTTGGGCTAGGTAGTAGTGGGGTCATTTACGAATGTGTAGTTTCCTTCTTCCTCGACGTCTATTGACTGACGGGTCTTGGAGTTTGCCTTTGTTGCCTTTCCCTGTATGGGCAGCATCTTTGCCATCTCCGTTGCCATAAGTGCCTAGAGTTCGATTCAGTTTGTTAGCTGCTACTCGTATCTTTAATCCCTTTTTTGTTTTGTTGTATCTGGCTTGTTGTCTAAGCCGGACTGCTTTAGCGCGTGGGTTGGATTTGTAATAGTCGCTAGTACTTTGCTTTCGCATATAGTTTTGCCTTTACTAACTCTGGGTCTACTTGTGGCATAACCTGTGCCAACTTTTCTAGGGGGTTGCCATTATATGCAACACCACTAATGTCATTTGTCTTCAACCAGTCACAGGCTGCTTTCAAATCTTGTGTAGTTGCTTCGCCACTTTTGACCCGCTTAAGGAATTCAGATGTGACTAGGTTATGTAGTTCGTTAAACTGGTCTTCAGTGGCTTTCTTCATTCTTTCGTGCCGGGAAATAAGTTACGCTTGACTATTTCTACTGCCTTGTCGTCGATAGTGTTATCAGTTGTAGCTGCGTAAGCTTCTAATAAATTTATTACTAGATTCTTTACTGCAGAGGTAGATAGAAATGTGAATAGAATTGGTTTGATAACTGCGATCATTAGAATAGTCCGAATTTCTTTTTAGTTTTGGTTTTTTGAATAGGGATGATGTCTAAACACATCACCTTAATTTTTGAGTCTGGATGTAGGCGAAAACCTTTAGCCATGAGATCTGCACATTTAATTGCGCGTGTTAGCTCATAGTCCAACCTCATTTTTTCTTCTACACGTTTAGCTATGCTTTTACATCTCTTTAAAGACTCACGATCTAGGGGAACCATGAAGTTTAGTTGTGCTCCCCAGTTCTCAGCTTTTGTATAGGATTCTTGCTCTAACCGATGTGTTTCATCATTGACTGTTCTAGGTTCAGTATGGTTTCCCATGTAGAACGGAGAGAACGTCATAGTAGAGCCGTTACAACTCACATTAGGACCAAAGTATTGTCTACTTTGTGATCCATTGTTTTGGAATTGCACAGCTTGATTGGTTACATTGCCAGTAGCTGCTGCAACAGGGTTAGACGTATTATTTACTTTTGGATCTTCAGCTAAAGCTGGAGTTCCTATTGTGAGAAGACTGATAAGGAAGTAGTAACAGCGTCTGTAGTTATATCTCTTACTTCGATACTCGTTTCGATTGTTCCCGCTTCTCTTGTCACTGTTTCCAATGTCCAAGGTAGTGTTACATCTTCTATCTCGAATACCTGAGAGTCTACTGATATGCCACCAGCTATTCCTTCGCTTGATGTGTCTATCTTGACGTTGGAGCCTGACCATGTGTTCAGATCACCTCCTACAACAGTTGTAGTGATTGTCTCATTTATTACCTGATTGGTGGTGGTAGTTGAGTTCATACTCCCTTGGGTAAACTGGGGAGTTATTGTGTTTGCCTTAACTCCTGTCGGTATCAACAGTGCTAAGACTAAGAGCCACTTCTTCATTAGTCTGTGTCTTGAATAAATTTAAAAAGGACAACAATAGTCAATCCAACGGTATAGGTCCATGCCATTACCTGTAAGAACTCAGTCATTATTTAGGTTTAGTATTGTTGTTGTTACCGTTCTTTTTACCGTTGCCATTACCAGTAGATAAACCAAAAGTTGCGAGGGCGCCTGTAAAAATCGAAGCCGGAAAAGTTATATCTCCACCTGGACTCTTCTTGAACATAGGTAATTCTACGTAGTTTAAAGTTATGATAAATCCGGACCAAATGACTACTCCCAAACGCACCATGGCGCCAAGGATTACCATCTGTTCTTCATGATCATCAACATTCTCTTTTAATTTACCTAAGAGTCCTTTAGGTTTTTCTTGGATTTGTTCTTCCATTTATCTATTTTCCCTTGTAGGAATTTTTGTAGTTTCTTTTTGATTTGATCAAATAAAGGTTGTGCAAGGGTGGTAACTGCAACAGCCGATACAGCAGCATAAGTAGCTGTCATGACTACCTCTGCTGTTGGCATCGGTATAGGTATATCTAAAACAGGTATCTTCAGAGAAGGTGGCTCTTTCTTTTCTGTTGTTGTTTTCTTTACTCCTTCAGGACTTCTAAGGTCGCTAGGAGGCACCACTAAGGGCTTGTAAGACGGTATATCTGCTGTTGGTATGGTAAGAGTCGGACGTGGTAAATCAGGCACGTCTGGGAGCCGTATAAAGGGTAGTTGTACTGGCTCCCCTAAGTTAGACATTTACCAAGGAACACCAGTTCCATGTGTTGGTGTTTTCTGGATGTTTACACCGTTCTCTACAGCAGCTTCAATATTAGCTACTGTACCAGCGTTGTCAGCATCTAGTTTTGCCTTAACCCAACCTAATACTACCTCTTCTGTAAGATCAGCATAAGGTACAAGAGTTTCAGGTTTCGGTAGATCTACTTCACCTGTAGCTCTGAATGTATAGGTACCGTCAGCACCATCAATTCTAAAGATTACTTTGTTTACATACCCATCCGCTAATTCACGTTCAAGGGTGTTGACTTGCCAAGTTTTTGTGATTGCCATTTATTCAGTTGCTGGTTTATCAGCGATTAGTTTTGCCTTCCAAGCATCTTTGACTGCTGTAGTCCAAGCTGCTGTTGCGATTGCAGATACTTCAGCAGGTTCTGCACTTATATCTGTATTAACAAGATTATCTGAAGCATCTAACGTACCAGGATGTAGTACATATCGTTCAAATGATCTTGTTAACTCTTTACCGTCTTTAGATATAACGGTTGCTTTACGGACTTGTACCGCTTTATATTGACCTACGACTTCTATTTTGTCGTATTCTATTGCTTCACTTAAAGCCATGATTAGGAAAGCCCTCCGAGCTTAACTGGTTTACATTAGCTATAGTTTATAGACGTGCTAACGGTCTAAGTATCTGTAAAGTATGTCATATTAACCACAATATGAGGATTATGAACTCCAAAATTACCGAAACCAGTAACACCTTCAGTTTCAGATACCATAAGAGCCGTACTTGTATCTGCATTAAGTCTAAATGATCTTAGTCCTGATGGTGCTGCACCTGAAATAGCTGTTGCTCTGAACACATGGGAAATATTTATAGCCTCAACTGAACTTTCATCAGTTAAATCAGCACAAGGAAAAGGTAATGTAAATTCAAATTTATCTACATCACTAGCATCAAGAGTTCCATATAATTGTCCAGTTAAAGTGACTAATCTACCTATTTTTGTATAAGTTAAAACATTTGAACTACCAGAAACAGTAAAACTATGACCACTCCCAACTGTAACAGTAGTGGTGTGTGTACCTTCTTCGTAGTCGTCTAAGAGTGAACTACTTGAATCACCAGATGCAATGTTTCCACCAGCGTCTAACGCACTAAAGTTAATACCTCCACCGCTAGGGAACGATAATAATATAGCTTCTGTTCCTCTTTTAAACGTTGCGACATTAGCAGAACCTGAGTCATCAGCACCAACTACTTTTATATCTAATTCACCGTAGATATTGTTAGCTGGACCACGAGCAATAATCTGTTTAGTATCAGCTAGTTTTATGTCTCCTGCAAAAGTAGCCGTTTTATCTGTAGCTAGTGATAGAGCTTCTGAGCGTGTACCCCCAGAGTTAGTTTCAAATACTATGTTTCCAGAGTTACTACCAGCACTGTTTTTAATTAATGAGGTAGCTGATGCATCAGGATTTTTTAGATAGTGATCACTACTGATAATATCTCCTGCAAAAGTGGCATTACCATCACTCGCTATGGTTAATTTTGGACTAGGCGGTGCGCCAACTCCTATCTTTACACTTGCATTATTACTAACTGCGTTAATACATAAATCATTTGTTGTATGTATAAAACCATCATTAGCCGTTACGTTTCCATAAGCAGTTGCACCTGAACCAAAGCAACCAAATCTTAAGTTTGCACTTCCATCATTCTCAAGTTTTAAATGATTATTTTGGTTCGTGCTAGTGCCCATTTTTATAAGGGCTGAAACAGCAGAAAGAGGTTCAATAATTTCTAATGATCCATTCACCTTCGCACCAGATGCCGTCGTCTCGAATTTAAGCGAATTATCGTTATATAATTGACAGTTTCCCCCTGGAACAAATACAGCTGTATATTCAGCAGCACTTTTTTTACCGAAATATAATGGAGCGTTTGCTTTTACATAAGCATTTGTATTATCAAAATAGATTTCTACGTCGTTGTCAGTACCGAGTAATAGCTTTTTGTTATCTGCTGTCGAGACATTCCCTGCAAAAGTGGCACTATCTCTGTTTAATGTTACACACTTTTTCCAAGCCGTGTTATTCCAATGATGGAAGTGTAAATCTGTTCCTTCACTTGCTGGTAAATCAGCTCCAGTTGTTGCACCAATAGCCCACGCATTTGAACTTGCAGCGTCAAACTGGAAGTAAGTACTGGAAGGCATTTGAACGCCTGCTGCGGTGGTTTTTAGCTTGGGATCTGAATGTACCGAGCCATCAAAATAGAGTTCTACGCTTCCGTTCATGTTAGCT